TCATACCATAAATTTTTAAGTATCGTTCGGTTACAAAATATATAGCCATTATTTAATTGGATTTGTTTTATCTACTATCTCATCACCAATTATCTGGTAATTATTTATAGTTATTGTACTTTTTATTCCAGCCATCATTAGTAATTCATCACCAATCTCAGTAATTTGTTCTCTTAATAGCATAATAACGTTTTTCTCAAAAATCGTGTAACTCTGCTGTAATTCATTCCCATTACCCAATGATCCACTTACTCTAATACCCATCAATAGAGGGTCTATACTATGTGCTCTACATATATTAGAATCTACCCTAATAGATGTAGAATCAAAAATCTTATCATTCGCATTCATTGGTATAGTTTCTATCTTCGGTAATTGTTCTGGTGAGTTCGCAATAAAGGTCATAATTCTACCAGCATTCGGAGCACCTTTCGCCTTATTAACCGTTTCCTTAAATTGGTTAATCTCATCTTGGCTTCCGAACTTTTTAGCAATTGTTAGCATAAAAGATGGGAATATTGAGTTTATTATATTCGACTTTTGTAAGTAAGGTATCTCACCATCCATAAATGCTTCATTCATAGCAGAACAATATTGTGGTATAGGGTAATAATCCTGACCAGCATCTCCATCAATCTCATAAACAAATAAAGATTTACATTGTAATGCTGGTGTGTAAGCAGGTATCTCATACATATTAATTGAACGCGACCAATCATCACTTATAGTAAATATAGTTTTATTAGCATTAGTTCTAACTTTCTCAGGTCCAACTCTTTTTATAGAAACATCTTTCCCAGTTGGGTCAATTATAAAAGCAACTCTACCATGCATCACCAAGTCTTTCGTAGCTTGTCTCATCAATTTATTAAATTTATTCTTCTTAATGAAAGTATATTCTTTAACTTTTTGTAAAGCAGATTGATCAGCAGATATTAATTCATAACCACCACCAATAACAGCATTCGTCTTAAAGTTTATAATAGAACCATTTAAGGGTGAAACATAGTACATCTGGTTAACTAATTGTGGAAATAAATTATCATTCCCAAATCTAACATAAGGTTCACTACCATAACATCTTACATATGGCAAAGATAAATTACCCTCACCAATTTTTCCAAAAGGTGTTGAGAACGTAGAATACAACGTATCACTACCACTAACTAAAACCTCTTCTTTTTTACTAAAATTGTACCATGCCATATTTATTTATTTATTTTTATTTATATATCTCATCTATAAAGGCTTCTGTATCAACCCATATTCCAAGATCTCTCCAATAACCATCACGTAATATCCAATTATTCGGATCAACATCACCACTAATTATCTCAGCATCATATGTTTCTATACCACTAACAACCATCCTACCTTCTTCAATAATTCTCTTTGTAGTATCATTAACACTTAAAGTTAAAGTAGAACTTTCATAAATTGTATAAGAATATTGTCCAGAACATAAACTTAAAGGTGTATCATATCCACCTTCTTTCGAACCAGTAGCAGCTTCAATTAATTGAAACTGGTTATATCTATTTTTGTAATAACTTATATCATCAGTAGCCCATTTAATAAGGGGTGAATCTATCTCATACTCATTCTGGAAAACAAATAAATAGAATGGATCTGTCAATAAAGACTTCTCACTTAATGTTAATATTATATTATTTATTCCTGCTTGTTGTATATATATCATCTTTATATATTTTTATTATAATTATTGTATCAGCCAAAAAATAAATATATAAAAAAAACCCCACTAAAATAGTAGGGTTTTTTTTATTCAGTTTATATTAACTATCCATTTATCAATGCTGGTACAATAGCAGAATCTACCTCATAAGGTCTATTACTCATTTGTGCCATAAAAGTTACAGTATATTTAGAACCATCTGCTCTCGCAGTTCCAGTCTCCTCAGCTCCACCATCAAGTTGAGCATGATCTAAATACCAGAACAATCCATTCGCATCTAAAAATATTACATCTAAAAACCTTTGTCCTTCTCCAAGGATTTGTAATGCTCTTGATTTAGCAGCTTCTCTTCTATGAAACACTAAAGTCATTTTAGCTTCATAATAAGTTGATCCATTGATCAAGTCAATTTTAGGTTCTATAGAAACAGATCCAACGTTTCTGTTAAAATCAAATTTAGTATAATCAGGAGATGCTGTAATACCTGTAATAGTATGTGTTGATGCTGACGCAGTAATTGTAGTTACATTTTCAGTATCATTAATATAAACTGCAAAAATTCCACCTTGGTTATTTGAACAACCTTTAGTAATCGCAGTTAAGTTTGTACATGCCATTTTTTATTTTATTTTTTTTTATTAAAAGGGGTAGATATTAACTACCCCAATTATTTATTTTATTCTTTAGCTGTAGTAAACAATCTCTGCTCCATTAATAACGAAGAAACCAACTTTCAAATTAGCTCTTGTTCTCAATTTAGGTTCAGCAATAGAATCCTCTAAATTAACAGCTTTTAATGCTTTACCATCACCTTCACCATCAAATGCATAAATTAAATTATCTTTCAATGTTAAAACAGCTTTGTTAGCAGACATACCTTCAGCAACTACCAATTTAATATCTAAGAAAGAAAAATCAAGGTTTTTAGTTACATAAGATAAAGTGTTTCCAGCAGCAACAGCTTGTCTATAAGCAGCAGCGATATTAGGAGAAACAAAAAATCTCAAATCTGCAGTTCTACTAATTAAAGCTGGAGCATCAGTAGCAAGTTTGTTATAAACTTTAGCCAATTCAGCAAGAACATTTGTAGGTGTAATTGAAGCAGTCGCACTAACATCTAATACAGAAGTATCAGCAAGTAAGATTTTTTCATAACCATCAACTAATGTTTTGTAAGAGTTAGAAGCAGTATAACCAGAACCAGTTCCAGCTACATTACCCTGCCATCTCAAAGTTTCAACCTCAGCAGCAATCTCTTTAGCCATCTGATCCCAATAAAAATTCATAAAAGGTTGTACTTCAAAAGAAGCACCAGTTCCTTTAGCCATTGATAATGACAAGTAAGATGCCTCAACATCATATCTACATATCTCAGCAAGAGCAGAAACAGCAGCAACATCAATAGTAACAGAAGATAACACTTGGTTACCATCAGTTGTAAAATCACAAGAAGACTCTTTCAATATGTTAGAAAAAGATGTAGTCGCAATTTTCGTTTTAGATTTAATCCCAGGTAATGTTCTAAAGTTATTAACAATATCTTCGTTAATATATGCTTTTGAATAAAACTCTACAGGATTTACATTCAATAATGCTGAAGCATCAACATCTAAATTAAATTTTAATTCTCTCATTTTATTTATTTATTTTTTTTATTATTATTGTATCACGACATTTTTCTTATAATCCTTTAAGAGCATTAAGTTCAGCATACATTTTTAATAGTTCTGCTTCCTTCTCTGCTATCAATTCTTCATTTATTTTTTCATCAACCCAAACTTCTTCCGATGTTACTAAAAATGTTCCATCTTCTTGTTTATCATATGTTTCAATTGTTCTATAACCCATCTTATTTTATTTATTTTTTAGTTAGACCATCCCATATATAATGCTCTATCACCAGTATGTCCAGCAAGACCAGTGGCAGTAATTGTTGTAGGGAAAGTGTAAGTCGCATTAGCATATGAATAACCCATAATCCTATAAAATGTTGTATCATTATTAGCACCACCAGTATGTATATCTTTATTAAAAACTATATTAGCAAAAGTGGAAATTATTGGTGCTCCTGAAGATTGTACTGCGAACCAATATAACCCATTCGGTGAAGCAGGTAATGTATATCCAATATTAATTAATGATTTATACCCAGTAACACCAGAGTTTATTCCAGTTACTATAGTTGTAGGATTTGTAGGTATAGTAATAATTTGTGCTCCAACTGGATTGTTTACTGGCATTGACGCAGTCCCCGCAGTATATACAGCAATTTGTATAGTACTCCCAGCTGATAAAGTCCCTATATTAATAAACATATTATTAATAACTTCACCAGATACTCCCTTAAATGGAACAAAAATGATGTTGTTTACTGCCATAGTGAAGTTACTTGTTGTATATCCAGTTAAATCATAAGGAATCTTATATGACCTTATATTAGAAAAAGGCCCACCATATGTAATTGGTACAACTTCTTGACCACCACCAGATCCGGCAGGACCAGTAGCACCAATAGCACCACTTGTTCCAGATGATCCATTATTACCAGAAGTTCCCGAAGTTCCACTAACTCCAACACCACTTGTTCCCGATGATCCATTACCACCTGATGTTCCAGATGTCCCACTAACTCCAACACCACTTGTTCCAGATGTTCCAGAATAAGCACCTAATGATGTAGTAACAAAAGAATAATATTGTGTTCCTTCTGTATACCAAGTAACATCATGATTACCATTTGTCTGGTCTACAACATATATTTTAACAACCATTCTATTAGTTGGGTCAATTGTTGTTGTAGGTAAAGTTAAATTAACAAAAACCTCTACTGGATTAATTGAATCTATCCAACCAATTTGTGTAGTGTTAGTTTGTATAGGTGACCCAAGTAAAGTTCCAGTTGTAGTATCAAATAATTGTATAGTAACAAATGTATCTATATTTGTACCACTTGATGCTTTAAGAAAG